TAAACTTCATGGTCAGCCGTTACCTCCGCGGCCCCTTTGGAGGTGGACCTTTCTTGGGTGTGTTCGCTTTGACTTCTTCGTAGATAGCTCGTTGATGGAAGGCAAGAATCTTAGCTTGCATCCACGGGCTATTATCATCCCAGCGGTCTTTAACACCCGGAGGCTTGACACCAAGTCGCTCGCAGGATTCCCATATAACGAATTCTGCGGAGGCGTACTTGGGCCATTGGTACTTCTTTACTGAGCCGCCTGACCACGTAGAAAAGACTGTCGTGCCGCTTCAAGCTTCGACTCATCGAGAGCGTTGGCTTCCATACACGCATTGCAGACCCGGTTGATTTCGATTTCAGAGAAACCAGCCGCTTGCATTTCTTTTTGATAGTTTACCCAAGTAGATGGGTTTTCTTCTTCGACAGTTTCCCACTCGATGTCAGAACCTTTCAAAGATTCCAGAACGATCCAAGCAATCTTTTGCACGTTGTACGCAGCAAGTTGCTGGATGTAACCGGCGTCTTGGAAGTTGTATTCGACAGCACCACCGGGTTTTTGATTCGCAGGTGGTTTGGGTGGGGTGAGGTACTTGTCAACACCAGACATATCTGGAATGGCAGTCGCAACAATTGCGATGTCTTCCTCTTGTTCTCGTGGCAGTACCAGTGTAACGCGATTGGGTCCATTGATTTCGCGACCGTTAATCTTCATTGAGTTATTCCTTGCAAAGAATAGTTTGAGAAAACATCGGGGTCAGCACACGACCAACCCCGATGGTTAAAATTACTTCAGCGTCTCACTTAGCTACGAGTTGTAGTTGGTGCGACAGTGTTTGATCGTCCAGTGAACGAAAGAGTCGCAGCGCTGAGGTCCACTTCGAGAGTATCGTAGCGGAAGTCTTCGATGAGAGTCGTTTCGTCTTGGGCAGTTCCACACGTCTGAACGTGAGAAACTTCAAGATCAACAGCGTAAGGCTCACAAGCATCAGAAGAAGCAGATACCCACTCACTCGCACCGCCGACGCCGTTCATGGCATCATAGGGAGAGATCGTTTCGCTCGTTCCAGTTGTGATGTTTTCGTACACGCTATCGAGCGTGACATCCATTGGCTGCTGGTCGCCTTCGCGAACAGTGTCAAGGTTACCACGATCCAATAGGTATTCGTATTCCTTGTTGACGGACCAAGTAAGGTTTCCGTCCCCAAGCTTCACTTCAACCTGTTGAGATTGAAAGGTGATAACACCATCATCAAGATATGTCCCGGCTCCAAGAGCAGGCGTAAATGTGATGTCAGTAGTTGTTCCAGTCGTTGGGGTACGTGCTGTGACAGTGTGGACTTGTGTAGCGTCCGTTTCGCCAGCGACGGTAAACCGTGCGCCAACTGGAACTTGGTCAGTCACAGTGCTGTTGAGAACAACTGTGTCGATGGTCATCGAAGTATCAGTAGCAACAGGTGGCGTTGCATCATTGATTGCTCCTGTACCCGAAAGACCGTCTTTGATCGTGATAGTTGCATCACGAAGTTCAATTCGTGCCATTTTGTTTTCCTCTTATAAAAAGACTGCTTATTACAAGCAGATGGTCATTTCTAAACTGATGTCCACTCCGTATTGACGCATCCGGTCTTCCCGGTTGATCTCTCCGAAATGATACACCCTAATACTCTCGTCTTTACCCGGCCTGAGAGTAAGGCACCCAATCAAAGATTGGTCATCATCAACACCCGTACCATACTTGTAGATAGGAATAGATTGACTGGCTGCTTGGGCCATGTAGCCTGCCATTTCCGTTCCTACGTATGCGTTCGGGGACGCACCACCCATGTGAGAGAAGATTAGGATATTGGCGTCCACTAGGAACTGCCAATAGTCCTTACTCATTTCTCGAATGAATGGACCGTTTACACGGATTTCTAATCGGTTAGTGGACTCCATGAACTCAGTAGTGCGTTCATCAATTCCTTCAACCAGCGCTGGGTACTGCTGTGCGGTAGCGGCGACCTTAAAATGATCTGCGACTGACGCTTGGACCCATCGGGGCCAATTCGGATCATATGCCATTATACTTCCTCACTTGCAGATTGTTGGAAGTCTGCGATGTTGTAACCAGTCAGATTAAAAATCTGTTCTGGAACGACGCCAATCATTTCAACACCTAAAACTTCCCAAAGGCTATCGAACTCATTGTCCTTAGCTTGTTTGATTTCGTATTTGCGACCTTGATAAACGATCCAGTCGTCCATCTTGATCTCATAACCTGCGGGTAGATCGGTTGGGTCTATGTAGAACCACCTCGCACCCCGGTCGAATGTACCTCCGTACACGAATGATTTGTCAGCAGAGATCATTGAGATCGTCTGCACTTGCTCCCTTGTCATCTTCACTGGTAGGATGATCGCTCGGTTAACAGGATGAACTTCCCGTCCGGTCCAAGTGATTTCACCAGTACGCGTATCGGTGGTCTTTTCGCCTTGTTTGTAGACAAAAAGAGTGCCACCGTATAAACGCTTTAGCTTATAGATAGTTTGGCGAATCCTACGGGGCAGGTATCGGTTAACTGCATTGTAGTTACGATTTGGATTACTCATAGTATCCATGTACCTCGTGGTATAAGTTTGACTATCTCATGGTTACGTTTGCAATAACCGTTGCGGCTGTTCCTACCACTGAGGTAAACACAACCCATAACACTGCATGAAACAATGTCCTTGATCGTTTTAGACGGTCAACATCCATGACCAATCCTTCACGCTTGTCACTTCCGACTAAGACTTCCTTGATTTCTCTTACGTCGTCATGCAGACTTTTTAGGCAGGTGCCCAGTACAGCCTGTTCGCGATGTAGGTCAAGATTAGTCGGCTCGTTCTGATATTTTTTATCCGACATCTTGGTCACTCCCTTAAAATGGGTAGACAAAAAACTCTCCCCGCGAACGGGGAGAGCCATTATCATTTCCGAAGTTCGGATTAACCGAGCAACAGAGTTGCCAAGTTCGAATCCAGAACAGCAGTTCCGCACAACAGGTCAAGAACGACTTTCGTTCCTTGAGCGTCGATGTCGTACTGCATCGTTGCTCGCATAGCGATATCGTTGTGCGATGCAACAAAGCTGCGTGCGCCCATCGAGCTATCAGGTTGAGCCAAGGGTCGGCTAACCAATGCGAAAGCATTCTTGTGGAATGCAACGTTGAAGTCACCAGCAGGGCCGGGGAAGGCACCATCGTTATCGGCAACAGCGGTGTCCAGAGGACGATCAAGCAGGACTTGAACTTCCGTAGCGGATACTGCACGAGTCTCGATGATCGTGTAAGTATGTCGCGTTCCGGTAGTCGTACCGAAAGCCAAAATCTGCCCAGTGACAGGAGGCTTGCCAGATGTGAATCCGTCGATGTTGATGTACTTCGAGTACCCAGCATCTAAGGCTCCGTTAACAGCAGCGGCTTCGTACTCAGTGGTTACTGAGCCAGAAGCAACGTCGTACTTGAGGGCTTCGTTCAGAGTAGCCGAAACACCAGCGTTGATGGCGGTAACCCAAGTAGGCTGACCGTTGTCTTCCAAGACGATGAAGTTACCAACACCCGGATCACTTGTGATAGCGGTCAGGGCACCAGTCGCACCAGCAGCGGCAGCGGCAGCGGTAGTACCGGCTGTGCTGTCACGGTCGCTGTTCGAAAGAACACCATTAACGTTCTGATCCATGAACGTATCGAATCCACCAATGCGACCAAGACGAGCATCTTCCAATGCCGATCCGCCATCGCCACGCTCATTCGCTTTCACGAACAATTCAGTTTGCAACATGCTTGTTTCTGAGCCGGGGGCCAGAACCATGTTACGACCGGAAACCCATGCGAGGTTACGGTTCAACTTTTCGCGTGCTTCCAACACTGTGTCGTAAGCAGTCGTCTTTGAAAGAGCGCCCAACTTACCAACTCGGTCAGCAGGATTACCGAGCAATGCGTGAGCCATGCGGCCTACGATTGCGCGATCAACGCCGTTACCCATAGCCTTCATCCGTGTGACGAGGTGGATAGCAACGAGGTCTTGAAGCGACTTCGAACGCTCGCCATCTTTGATGACGAAAGCAGCATACATATGCTGGTTCAGTGGAACCTGAACGTTGTTCAGGACGGCATCTTCGTAAGTGATGGTATCAGCATCGGTCTTACGATCAATTGTGCCATCAACAGGCTTACGCGTGTTAACAACATCACCGTAGCTGGCGATTTCACTTGAGAAGTCACGGTGAACCAATTGGCCCATTACCATGTTTTCTTCGAGGACAGCGATAGATTCGCGTGCCCATAGCTCTGGAACCAGAGCGTCATTGTCGTTGGCAAAAGATGCCAGAATGTTAAATTGCAACATTGTGTTACAGTCTCCATTTATAGTTGTTTAGGTCAGCCTCATGGCTTGACCGTTGTGGACAAAAAACTTTGCCCCAGCTAAATAGGTTTGTGAACCTAGATAACGTTACCGTGTGGGCTTCAAGCCAAGGGCCGCTGGGTTTTCCTTACGCAGCTTGAAATATTGCTCATCACTCAGTTTCGTTATATCGACAGTTCCATCACCCGACATTGCGCCGCCGGTGGCGGAGGTTGAGCCGATTCCTTCTCGAATATTATTCTTAAAGAAACCGCCATAACGCTCAGGGTTCTTCTTCATGTACGCAACGGCCTCTGTTGGCGTCATCTTCAGAGCTTCGCTGGCACCAGTGTCCTCGTTTTTCACAGTCATAGTGACCATTGGCGCGAGTCGTCCAGTTGGTTTGCCATCTTCACCGACCTGTTCTTCAAGAGCAGTTGCCGATTTCAGATGGACTACGATCAATTCAGGATTGTAAGAGTCATGCTCTACAGCAGCCGCTTGCAATTCCCGGTTGATTGTTGATTCGGTGTAACGTGATTCCCATTGTCCCGCCTTTGCTTCGAGTTCGGAAATCCGTGAGTTTGCAGCTTCTTCTGCTTGCTTCTTTTCGTAAGCAAGTTGCTGCTCTTTCGTACGATGTCTCGCACGCAAGTCTTCGAGTTGAACTTCAAGTTCTTGCCGGTCACCGTCGCTGATCGTTTTGTTTTGGAGAGCCTCTTGATAAGACTGTTCCAACTTTTCAACCATTGACTTGTGCTTGGCTTCAGTCTTTCGGCGGTCATCAGCAAGGAACTTGTTTAGTTCAGACTGAGTGAATACACGGCCTTCGCCTTGTCCTTCACCTTGACCCTCACCCTGACTTTCGCCAGCGCCTTCGCCCTGACTTTCGCCAGCGCCTTCACCTTGACCTTCACCTTCACCATCAAAACTTGCGAGTAAATTTACCCAGTACAACATAATAACCTCCCTTTAGGAGTAAAGTTTTCCCCGCAACTGATTTATTACTACACGGATGCGGCGGGTCGTCATCTTGTGCAGTTGGGTTAAGATACCCGTGTTAAACGGACTCCCTTGTCGTCTCGCAAGAATGGTCGTAGATACTTCCAAGCTGTAGCGGACGGGACACCGTTCATAAAGTGTTCAAGTGGATTCTGGTTGCGATTGAAACTCGCACGGACAGAACCGATTCCATGATCATTCATGGACATGTTTTCAAGTTCGAACTGAGGATCGACTCCATCCAAGAGGGCGTATGCGATTTCGCAACAGGCCCATTGAATTCTCTCAGGGATGGTTGTATCCGTCCCGCGAGGAAATTCAAGTTCTTGTGTTAGAGCAGCAGTCCGAATTTCTGCGTCGGTCGCATCAGGGTCGGCTGTCAGCAATGTGCAGACAGCGGCTTTTGATCCCTTGAAGTTCAAGCTATCAATGATGCGGGTGGCTTCGATCAACGCAGGAACGCGTTCATTCGGGTTCGAGGCACTCCACGCAACTTCATGTAGTTTACAATCGAAGAAGGATTGTGCCTCTTGGATCGTAACGTATGTAGTGTATGGTGTTGACATGGTTACCTCGTTTTAGTGACCGATCCAAGAGTATGCGGGTGTACCACTTGCGGCGATGACGTACACATTGTACGGGTCTTCAACCTCAAGAAAGATGCTCTCGTCAGGGCCAAGTTCAAAGCCAAGTGTGGCACTGACGTTTGACTTACCGACGTAGATGTTGATAGCAGCATCAAGATTCTTAATCGTGATACCTTTGGCACATTTTCGGCCAGTGCCAGAACCATCAAGCTGTTCGGCGGTAACTGATGCCGCCCCAGTAAACGCTTGAATCTCTGATGCAGCGATAGTTTCTTTGAAAGCGGGCATTATTTATCTCCGTTGGAGTTTTTGCCTTTACCGCGAACTGGCTTTTTGGTCGTGTCACTTTTTGTGGTGTCCGACGCAGCCTTCCGTTCTTCTTTACCGGCTTGGGCATTTGCTGATAGGTCAGGGTTTCCTCTGGCAGCAGGGTCGCTACCATCGGCATCGGTTTGAGCCTTTTGAATACGCTCGATCCGATCTTCATGGTCTTTCTGTGCTTTCGGAATCTCAGTCTTACCGTCGAATCCAAGTGCATCTGAAAGTGTAATATCACTCGCCAACATTTGTTCCTTAGCCAATTCGATGACTTTAGGATCACTGGTCGAGTATTTGGCAGCATCAATCTCACTATAGATTGCGGCCATTTTGTCAATTGGAATCCGACCGTGCAACAATGCTGTTACAGCATCTTTGGCTAGTTCCTTCTTCACGGTCTTACCGGGAATCGAGAACATGAGGTCCGTTAACTTGTCAGCTTCCTCGATGCGATCCCGTTGGGATTTCATACTGTACTGTTCAGGGTACTTAACAACTGTGGTGTCACGGTTGTTGTTGCCTTCGTAGGACGACCAGTGGTCAGCAATCTTTCGTTCGGCACCTTCCAGTACCAAACCGATGAAAGCCAAACCAGCTTCGAGTCCTTGATTGTCAATGTTCTTAGCTTCACCCGATGCACGACTGTTACCAAGACTTACGACTGCGAGGTTGACCAACTTACGGATGTCATCTTCCAACTTACGTTGGAGTTCCATCGAGGCCTTCAAAGGCTCACTCGAAGGATGGATGAAACCGGGTCGATCCGCTTTCATGTCGTATGTTCGACCATCATGGGCACCTACTCGGATGTCGTTCTTGCCACCCTCTTGACCACCACCGGTGGCTGTGCCATCTTCCATAATGTCGTTCTTCAAGTGACTCCCAGTAGCACGAGTGTCAACCTGCTCTGTGTAGAACGGGAAGTTAGACTTGAGTGCGTAGGATACGTCGCTC